ATACGTCTCCAGCTCTATCTGAGCAGAACTTTCTTCTGATTTTGCCTTTTTAAGTCTATCTACCTCATCTTTGATGATGGCAAGGTCGCTAGGATATTCTAGCAACGAACAATATTCAACAACTGCGTCATACGCAGCGTTGACCTCCTCCTTTGCCTTCTTAAGGCGGATCGAGGTTTTGTTCGACATAATTAAGGCTTTAAACAATATAGGTCTCTCGAGTGAGGTGTATGCAGAATTTCTCTGAATAAACCCCTGCTGGCGGGCCATGCCCTCTTTGACCGTTGCCTTTTTAAGACACCAGTCATTCCAGTCGACGTTGCACATTTCGGCCATTTGCCGATCTGGCACCAAAGATCCCGAAAGACCCAAAATATATTCTATTTCCTCTAAAGCATGGTCGCGGAAAGTCTTTCCGCGGTACGACGTACGCATTGCGTACGCGGCCAATACTTTGTCGAGGACGTTATTATCCAATCCACTGTTCTTTGCACATAGGCAATCGAGCAGATGCCCCGGGAATCGGCGCAAAGCGTCTTTGATCCCCTCGACTTCGTCGGGTGAGGGAACCAACCCTAGGCCTCCTAGGGAAGGTGGTAGGTATACCATGGGCTGCTTCCAATCAATGAATGGACGCATCCTTTGTCTGTACCTGGAAACAACGGTTCCGCGCAGTGCGTCGAAACCGGGCGGGAACCAACTAAGTAACTTAGATATCATGAACGCCTTGCCAATGGCCGGGTTCGTGTCGTTCCTGCCCTGTGAACCATCACTATCTTTGGTGAGGGGACACAGAAGTCGAACTTTAATTGAATCAACGTGGGGGTGCAGCTCATAGCTGCACTTGTGCAACAGGCCGTTGGCCTGCCCCCTACAATGGTCCCACAGTAAGATCTCCTCGCAGAATCTTGTGCCGTGGTAGCTGTAAAGGAATTTTCCTTCATTCAGCATAAGTCCCATCGCTTTTAACTTAAAACACATCTCTCTGAGAAGTGCTGGCTTAGCCAGGAGGAAGAAGTCGTCTCCCGCTGTGCGGAAGAGGTGGGGCGTCACAGTCACGACACCCCTTCGTACTTTGTACGATTTTGAGGATTTTAGTGCCATCATTTTGGCAATTTTAACGAGTAAGACGAGGGTACCCTTGGTACCTGGACGCCCCATCAGGGACGCCCTCTCGGTCGAGGCATGGCAGATTTCTCCGCCATCCCTATCCTTTTCTAACTCGATATGAGGCGATACCAGAGTGTCAATCATGACTCCTCTTAGCACATCTAGTGTGCCGAGTCCTCTGAACAGTCCTTTTAGGGCTGCTTTGGCAGTTACATCTTGGATGTATTCTGACGCCTGAGTGAGGTCACCAGACATAGACTTTAAGTCTTTGCTTATCTGGAATCCGTGGAGGACTTTTGCAAGTTCGTATCCTTGATACGCTGCATGAAGTCCAGCCTGGCATTCCTCGTCCTGATCCAAGATCGAGACGAGATCATGCCCAAACGGCGACAGAAACAGGTTTGACCATGCCTCTGTTACCGTTATAGGCCTAGACTTTAGGCCTGGCTCTCCAACAACTGAGTATCGAAAGGGCAGCGCTTTCGCTGTCCGACGAAGGGGGTCTTCTTCAGACTTATATCTGGAGCCTGCTAGATATCCTAGCTCGATCCCCTTGTCAATCGACCACTGTAGTAATTGTGGACCAATGGTTTCATCAAGACCTGTTATACAGTCTTTGGCTGTATACAGTTCCGGGTTCGTGAGCCAAGTCACGACATCCATTTCGAACTCATTGTCCGATTGTAAAATCTTCTTATAATTCCGCAAAAAGTTTGCGGAGTCGCGGCACATTGTCGCGAATCTTGGCCTTCCTGGCTCTTCACACATTGGTGAGCCATGCCAGGTCGTCTGCCTCAGTCTCTGAGTAGGGACGGCCTTCGACCATTCGAAGAAATCTTTTGCTATAGCAACGGCATTTCCACCAGATGTTCTGGGGGTATGTAACTCCGCGGAATTCGTGAGAGATACATGTGCATTCGAGGATTT